TGTACTGCTTCTTCCAACTTCGTTGGAATGTCGTCCCGCGCATCTGGAAGCATTCTTACTGACCTTTTTGCTCGATGCCAGTGTTCTTGTGTAGAGCGAGGTATGCGGTACCAGCCCATATGAACCTCCGGTTACGTCAAAGGGTAACGATTCCCATCCGACCCGCGTTAGCGGTTATATTGCAGGGGATCGTGGAGTACCTCTCCACGTCAACCATAATCGATCTTCATGAGGTTTACCTTTCGCCGATTTCTCATGATGATAACGATTCTCATCCGACCCAGCAAGCTGGTTGTATCTGGCACTAACACGCCAGTCTTGAAAATCGAGTGGCGGAGACAGGACTCGAACCTGCGACCTGGAACTTATGAGGCTCCCGAGCTAAACCAACTGCTCTACTCCGCATCAGTGTTCAATGAGTAAGGAGGTTTTATACGACACCTGGAACTTCCACGTGGGAGAAGTTATGAATACCAATGAGGCCATTGTTCAACAGCCAAACAGACTTCGCCGTTTTCAGAAATAAGGCGTGCCATATCCTGAAAAGTAATGTAAGCTCGACCTTCGATGCCCCATCGCCTACCCCAAGAGTTCTTGATGCGGAAGCAATGTTTGCGACGATCGGCTCCATTGACAATGTAGGCGTGACCGCCCACAATGTTACCGGATGGCTTGAGATAGCCATACTCATCGACGCCCCACATACTGTCGTACCAGTGGGTGCCGACGACAACTGGCCCGATGTCCAAGACAACTGCCAGCATTGTTTCAACGTCCCAGGTCCAGTGATACTCAGAAATGAATCCTAAAGATTTGAGTACCTTGGCTCCGGCTCGGACACTTGTGCCGTTGTAGTCAGTGCCTTCCCACTCATCGAAGTGTTGGGCGATCTCATAAATCCCGTGAGGATTCATGAATTGTTGAATCGGCGGATCGATAAGCCAGTGTCCCCAAGCGTGACCCACACATGCGGGTGTCTGCTCTTGATTCAGAAAGACTTTGTCGTCTTTCCAGTAGCGTTTCATCCGTGTGCTTGCTCGCTTCGGGATGGTGTAATCCGTGTCCCGTTCGTCAGCAAAGAAGTCACGCCCCAGCATTTAATTCTCCAAAAGGAATGCAGATAGGGATAAGATTCAAACCAAAATTGAGATAACCCTGATCCAATCGACCCACAAGTCGGAGGGGCTGGATTTGAACCAGCGACCTATGATAATCCAATGTATCAGCCCTGTGGGGCATGGAATTGTGTTGGCTATGCTTCCGGCGACTAATCAAGGTTGCCTACCTGACGCAAGAGGAGAGGGTGGGACTCGAACCCACGACCTAAAGAATGATGATAACCCAGTGCATCGGCCCTAGCGGGCATGTGATCGCGGTGGGTTTGCTCTACCGACTGAGCTACCTCTCCAAGTTAGGCATGGTATTATGCATGGGGTAATACTATAGGGATAACCCATCCACTTCGGCCCATTGTATCGAAAAGTGGTCTTGTTATTGTACTCGGAATACCGAGGACTCCGGCCCACATATTCGTTATCGTCGGGACGTGTCTTGCGACGCCGCCTCTTCATCCGTCGCACCCTCGGTGTCGGACGAGTTCGGGTTGTTGAACTTCGCCAATTCTTCCTTCATCTTGTTCGGATCAGGAAGTTCCGAGAACGGTGTCGAGCAAGCGACGACTTTGGGAGCGTGCCACGAGTACCGCTTAGTCTTGACCAGCTTGGCCTCGATAGTAGCACCCTTTCCGATCAAGCCTCGAAGAGGCTTGGCTTCTCGGCGGCTGGACTTGGACGACAGGAAGTACGTAACGTACTCGCCAAGTTCGGGCAGCCATAGAAGAAACTCGACGCCATACATGCAGCCGCTGTCCTGTTCTTCGGACTCAGCCTGAATGCGTTTGAACTCGTCAGATTGATGATCGAAGTTGCTGAAAACTTCGCCGTCAACGATCTGCATCGCTTTCAGACGCCATGCGAGAGGAAGGCAATCGAGGTTCTTGCCAAGGTCTTCAATGTCATCTTTCGAGCGGACGAGGCCGAATCGACCCTGGCCGATCTTCTCTTCCTTGACCGCATCACTGTTCGCACCGAACAACTGAATGCGAGCCAGGAAGCTTGAAGACAAGATGACATCATCGAAGTCATCATCGCCGACCGTTGCGAGTTCACCACCGACACTCAATTGATCCATCGGGATCAGTTGACCGCCATCGTAAGGTGATGCGAACGGATCAGCAAGTTGATAATAAGTCAGCATGTTACTTGGTTCTCTGAGATGTGGAATTGAAAGTTACGGGTTAGCCATCCTTGCTCTCGTCCTTCTTGACGGGCTTGCCGTCTTTCAGACCATTGGCCACATCGAACTTGGCCAACTCTTCCTTGATTTTCGCTTCGTCGGCGTTGCCTTCGATAAGCTCGGACTCGAGGGCCAATCGGGCTGCCTTGACGGCGGCTTCCTCGGCCTTCTTCTTGGCCTTGGCGTTCTTGGCCAAGTCGCGCTTCTCTTGCTGTTCGCGCTTCCGATCTTCGTCCTTCTGCTTGGCGACCTCGACCGACGTCGGGTCTTGATGCAGAACCCACTGAATACCAAGAGCGAACGCCTCGGCGACGTCCTTCACCTTGCCGGCCCTGATCAGAGCCGGGCCAACTTCAGGCTTCTCGAATTCGGCGCGGACTTCCTTCAGCTTTCGCATGTGGATGGGAGCGACGAATTCGCCGGATGCGACCTGACGACCTTCACGGCGGGCTTTGTCCAACGCCTTCTTGCGTTCCAGCACCGTGGCACTGAATTCCTGAGGCGTCATCGTCATCGCTCGGTCAACGAACGCGACCTGTTCTTCCTTCGGCAGCTTGGCCAGCACGAACGCGTTGGACAAGTTGATCTTGCCCTCATCAACGAGCTTACTGATGTTGTCATCGATCTTCAACAGACCGAGGCGTTCCGATACCCACGTGGTGGACTTGCCAAGCTGCTTCGCCAACTGCGAAGCTGTGAGCAGCGGGTCTTGAGCCAGAATCTTCTGGAGTTGCTTCGAGTATTCGACGGGTCGAGTCTCAATGCGATGGATGTTGCCAATGATTTGGGCAACAAGGACTTGGGCGTCTTCCATGCTCTTAACGTGAGCAGGAATCGTTTTCAGGCCGGCGTCCTGAGCAGCAGTGAAGCGGTGCAGGCCGTCGATAAGTCCGTAGAACTCTTCGTCCGTCTCGGGATCTTTCATCGGGCGAACCACGATCGGGTTTAACAGGCCCTCGGTGCGGATCGAGTCAACGAGTTCCATATACTGTTCCGTGTTACGATTCACCTGCCGCAGCGCGACAGGGTTTTCGCGAATCGATGCCAACGGAACTTCTTGAAGTGACGAAATGCCTTCGACGGGCTGGGCAGCTTCTTGGGTAGCGTTATCGCTCATGCCGAATCTTACCTCGTTAGGTCAGAATCTAAGTAGATGTGACAATCCATTATGTACGAGGTGCAAATCCATTTGGTTTTGGTTCTAGGTGCTAGGTTGTAAGTTTGAATCTTGTCGAGATGTGGTTCCTTGTTTTCAGGGTTGAACGCGATTCTGAATCGGCTTCAAACGAGACATTAACCCGCTTGGCGAACTCACTTATGCTGTAAATCTTGCTCATATCGTTAAGTATACACGGATTTGAGCAAAAGTCAAGCATCAGTTTCCATTTTGCTGATTCTCGCGTCCAGAACGGCCACGGCGGCGCTGTCCGCCTTTTCCGTTGCCAGTTCCTTCGCTCGGATGAGTACCGCTTTCTCGCGTTCTCGTTCCGCCGCAGCCAGATATTCCGCCGCTCTGCGCTTCGCAGCCGCCTCAGCCTCGGTCATAAGCGGTTCCGGCTTGTTGCCCTGGTCAAGCCACGCCTGCACCTCTTCGGCGTATTCCGCAAGCCCACCGGAACGCACCTTTGCCGGGATGGGATAGGGGAACGCACACTCGCGCCCATCGTCGAAGGTGGCGTGCAACGTCTTGCCGTCCATACTCGTTTTCGCGTCGTTCAGTCGCATTTTTCAATCTCCTGCTCAATCAGCTTAATTTCGTGCTCAAGAATTGCACCCGTTCAGGGCAAAGACAACTCGTATCGTTTCGCGAGGTGCAGACTTGGCTTGGGTGTAATGGCTCACCAATACATGTCATGACATCACTGGGGTAGCGTTATCGCTCATGCCGAATCTTACCTCGTTAGGTCAGAATCTAAGTAGATGTGACAATCCATTATGTACGAGGTGCAAATCCATTTGGTTTTGATTCTAGGTGCTAGGTTGAATCTTGTCGAGATGTGGTTCCTTGTTTTCGTGGTTGAACGCGATTCTGAATCGGCTCCAAAATGCGTTGGATTCGGCATCGAGCAAAACATCGAATCCGGATTGGATGTTGGGATCACTAGCCGGAGCATCCAGCTAGATACGTCGCCCAACATGACAGACCCCTTGGGTCTACATTCTACCATAGTACACTTCGCTGGAATTGTCCGGCATAATTTGTGCGGGTTGTAATAATAAAATGAACGCGCCCGCGTATAGCAAATGGCGTGCCAAACTGCCCGCAATTCGCGGGTTTTCCTAAGTTGTTTGCTCGCAACAGGTTACGGCAAACATGACAACCGCGAGGACTACCTAGCCCTATGTTTTTCCTTTCTCTTTTGTTAAAAAACATAGTGCTAACCCATCCCTACAGTTGTAAAGTAAGCTGTAAACCGTTCGGGCGCAACAGGTTACAATTCCCCGGACGAATACATGTAACTATACTATGGTAGAATGACGGGCTACTATCAAATAGGTAGACTATCTGGATGGTATTGGCTGTAACAAAACATCCAATCCGGATTCGATGTTTGGAGGATGCTTATGGCACGACCGACTAGGACTGAAGCGATTAAGAATCTGCTTCAGGCCAAAACGCACGCGGACCTCGCGGGGATGTACAATCACGACATGGAATGTCAGGTGAATGTAGCCCAGGACGGGGGCGAGCGTGTAGATGGAGAGTTCAAGGGTAGAAGGTGGCAAGCATGGAGCGATGGGATGCAGACGTGGAAGTCGTTTAGAATCCCATATAATGCCAACACTGACCCAAAGTATGAAGACCGACCGATAAGTTTTGATCTTGAGATGCACGCTGAAGGAATCGGCATGACAGGTTGGAACTGGGCCGATCGACAATCGGCTTGGGTCGGGTATGATTTCGATGCTATCATCGGCCACTCCGAACGACACGAGAAAAAGCTGACTGATGTTGAGTTGGCTGCTGTTCAGAAAGCAGTCTGGGATCTCGACTGGGTGACTGTGCGAAAGAGTACAGGCGGCCGCGGCTTACACCTCTACGTGTTCCTGCCTAACGTACCCACGTCAAACCACAACGAGCACGCTGCACTCGCACGTGCCATTCTTGGCAAAATGTCTGCCCTCACTGGTTTTGACTTCCACTCCAAAGTTGATGCTTGCGGTGGTAATATGTGGGTGTGGCATCGGAAGCTGCTCAAGGCTCCCGAAGGTTTGAAGCTCATTAAAGAAGGCGGTGTCTTACAAGATATTCCGAATAACTGGGAAGATCATGTGCAGGTCATCAGTGGTCGCCGTAACCGACCCCAGCCGAAGTTTGTTGTTGACCAGGGCGATGGCAATCTCGAAGATGCTTTCGACGAGGTAACGTCACGCCGATCAGCAATCCCAATTGACAAGCAACACGAGAAGTTAATTCGTTGGCTTGAAGAACATAAGTCTCAATGGGCATGGGACCAGGACTCGAAGATGCTCACTGTGCATACTTATGACCTGAAGCAAGCCCATGAGGAGTTGAACTTCAAAGGAATCTTCGAGACCGTGTCCAAAGGGCGGGAGCGTGGTCAAGATTGGAACTGCGCGAGCGGGAATACACGTGTAATTACACGTTCCGGGGTGCGTACTCTGAAGGAGATTTACGACACTGATGGACATGCTGAATTGTATGTCTGGACGGGTGATGGTTTTGAATGGATTGATGTGCCGATTAAACATCATGGAATCAGGAAGACCTATCCAATTCGATTTGGAAACGGAGCTATAGAGTGGGCAACTGATAATCATTATTGGTTGACTTACAATTACAACACAGACAAACCATTTGGGCCTCGTAAAATGACTTGTCAGCTTAAAGCTGATAGTCGTCGTGGAGATACCGCGTTCATGGCTCGCTTTGAATTAGGGGAACCTGATTTAGAGGGGGTAGCTCATGGATTTGTATTTGGTGACGGTTGGCGTATTGAAGAATCAGGCCTATTAAAGCGTAAAGCAAACTGTCAAGTTAAGCTCCACGGCAATGATATTGACCTTCGTCCGATTCTTGAGGAGTTTGGGAACTATAGTGAAACTACTGATGGCCGCTATTTTCGGCAACTTCCAGAACATTGGAAAGAGTTACCTATCGAATGTTCTCAGGAGTATGCCCTAGGTTTCGTACTAGGGTTTCTCTGTGCTGATGGTAGTATGAAGGAGAATGGTGCTAGGTTGACTTTGTATCAATCTGATTATCATGATCTTAAAGACATAAGGGACTTAGCTATTTATGCTGGTTTTCGTTGCAATGAGGTCAGAGAATCGGAACGAGACACTAATTTCAAAGAAGGATCAATAGAGTATTGTTTCACAATTCAGCTTTACAACCTTGAACCTGATCACTTCTTCAGAAGTGATCAGCGGGAAAGATTTGAAAAGAATCTCGAAGATCGTCGATTCAAATCTGGAACAACTGTTGTAGCAGTTGGTTGGGATGAAGGACGAATTGAAGATGTTTATTGCCCCTCAGTGTCTTATCACCATAATTTCACTTTAGCTAGTGGAATTGTAACTTCTAATTGCTTCGCCTTTCCTCTTTTGAACGGTGGATGGGTGATCCGAAGATTCACACCGGGCGTGCAGGAAGCAGAACCGTGGGAGCAAGATGGTCAGGGCTGGACGCGTTGCTTCTACAACGTTGATCCGGATTTGAAGACTGCTGCTCGACATACGGAAGGTGTGGAAGATCAGAAGGGCGGCTTTAACTTCATGGATGCTCAATCCGCGAATAAAGCTGCTAGTCTTTTGGGCTCTGATATTGGACTTGACCCCAAGTACCAAGGCCGAAAGACCCGATTAAGCATCCATAAAGATGGACGCCTCATGGTGGAAGTCGATAAGGATGATCGGGATGACGGCGGCGATATGAAGGGTTGGCTACCGGGTAAAAAGACCTGGATGAAATTCCTTAACATCCGGGCTGCTGCCCCCGTTGAAACGGAAGTCGCAAACTACGACGACATGATTCGGCATCTGGTGACGGAAGCCGACGGTCAGGACTATACTACTGGATGGACCCTCCAGGGCGACGACATATGGCGTCTCAAGAAGAAGGATGACATCAAAGTCTTCCTACGTGGTACGCACAGTCGCTCAGGCAAAGAGGTAGATCAGATTCTCGGCTCCGCAATCTCGAAGCCTTGGACGGTTGTTTGCAAGCCGTTCCAGCCAGAGTTCATTGGCGGTCGGATGTGGAATCGGAATGCTGCACAGCTACGTTTTCACCCGAAAGAGATCACTGAGAAACTGGACTATCCCACTTGGATGAAGATCCTCAATCACATCGGTCGGGGCCTGGATGAAGCAATCGAGAACCACAAGTGGTGTCAACAGAATGGTATCCTCAAAGGTGCTGACTACTTGAAGTGCTGGATAGCTTCCCTGTTTCAGGAACCCGAGCAGCCGTTGCCTTACTTGTTCCTCTACTCAGAAGAGCAGGGTACTGGTAAGTCGATCTTTCACGAAGCGATCTCACTGCTTTTGACTTGCGGTGTTGTGCGTGCGGATTCCGCACTCATTAACCCCAGCGGATTCAACGGTGAGCTTGAAGGGTCGGTGATCGGTGTGATTGAAGAAACGGACTTACGGACGAACAAACAGGCTCAGGAGCGAATCAAAGACTGGGTAACATCGTCCACGATTCAGATTCACCAAAAGGGTATGACGCCTTACAGTGTTACGAATACTTGTCACTTTGTACATTGTGCTAACAGTCCTGACTTCTGCCCGATCATCAGTGCGGATACTCGTATCACAATGATCGAAGTCCCGACCCTTGATCCAGTGGACTTGATTCCGAAGAAGGATATGATCCCACAGTTGGAGAAAGAGGCACCGGACTTCCTCGCAGAGATTCTGAATCTGGAAGTACCGCCTCCGTCTGATCGTTTGAATGTCCCGGTTATTGAAACCGAGATCAAGCAAGCGGTTGCAATATCTAATGAGTCGTTTTTGCAGATATTCATCCGTGAGAACTGCTTCCCCGTCGACGGCGGTTTGATCAAGTGGAGTGAGTTCTACGAGAAGTTCGCTGATTGGCTCGATCCGGCATATCGGCAAGACTGGGGTAAGATTCGGACTGGCAAAAGGATGCCTAAACAATTTCCCAAAGGCCGCGTCTACGAGAAACAAGGTCAATTCTACATTGGTAATATCGCATGGGAACCTTTACAGCCTGGCTCAGAACCTAGTCCACCGCTACAATTGGTTGGGGACCAATTGCTCCCCAAGGAAGTTAAGAATGAAGAAACAAAGACCGATTCCTGATTTGTACGCAAATGGAATGACACAGCAAGCAATTGCTAACCGGTATGGAGTCTCACGAGGTTACATTATGCACATTTTGGTAGGGTCCAGAGGAGGTGTACCATTATCCCGATTGCATTCGGACACCGCAAGCGTGTCGGCAAAGATACTGCGACGAAGTTCTTAATTAGTGGCCTGAGAACCACTGGTTCAAAGAAGAATATACAGAAAGGTTCCTTTGCCTATGAGTTGAAGGCGATGTGCCATCGGCTTTACGGGTGGGACGGACTCCGCGGGCCGGAGTTCTATGAAGAAGCTCATAACGCACATCTGCGAGAAGAACCGTTGCCGACCGTTGGCAAGACACCCCGCGAAATCTGGATTGAGTTCGGCACGACAGTCGGGCGGGCAATCTACGTTAACACGTGGGTTGACCTGCTATTCACGCAGCATGATGACACGGATATCCTACTGATCTCTGACTGCCGCTTCCCGAACGAAGCAGACCGCATTCATGACTTCGGTGGATTAATCATCCGCATTGATCGCCCAGATGTGGGAGTCTCGCACGATGTTGCGGACGAAGCACTGGCTGATTATAAGGACTGGGATGCTGTCATCGTAAACGATGGCAATCTCAACTACTTGTACGAGCAGGTTATGGAATTCGTTACAGGCCATGACCTCTAAGAAGTATCAAACTGCAATGATTGATCCCCCATGGGATCTAAGAATGGCAGGTAAGAAAGCGAAAGCCGATGCGAAACAGGAACTTGCTTACGAGACGATGTCTTTTGAGGACATACTTACTTTCCAACGGGAAGTAGTAATACCTCAAATGGCACCGGATCATAACATGTTCCTATGGACTGTCGATCAGTATTTGGACTTGACGTTGGCCAACCTCAAATGGATTGGCTATCGGCGACATGCCATATTTATCTGGGACAAGATCAATGGTCTTGCTCCGGCATTCTCTGTGCGGTACACTCACGAGTACATGATCTGGTATTACATGGGCAAGTTTCAGCCTGTGGATACTGCTGCTCGGGGCGTCTGCCCGACGGTGTTCACTGAGAAGTCACGCGAACACAGCCGAAAGCCTGATAAGGCGTATGAGGTAATCAACCGCATGTACCCTGAACATGATAAGATTGACATTTTCAGCCGCGAGAAGCGTAACGGCTGGGATCAACTTGGAAACCAAACTGACTATCTCGACTGGCGAGATGCCGTATTCGATTTAGGGAGGAAGTAATGCAAGTCAAGGAACTACCCGACGGTACTAATATCAGTCGCGTCAAGATGAGACTCCCTGAGGAACTTGAAGCCCAAGCTGTGTCAGCCGGTCTGAAGACCACTGAAGTCTATTTGGGCTCGGCTTGGAATCAAGGGGTTTGGCTCAAAGAAGACCCCGACTCGGATAGAATCTATCCGCTAACTGGTGTCTTCACCGATGATCTACTTGAATGGGAGATCATTGAATGAAGTGGAATCTATTTTTCGACTTGCAAGGTGCAGCAGGCATATGACACACGACGCTGAATCTCTTGAAGCAATGTTCAACGCATTGGATGATTCCCATGCATCAAGAACAAAGGACGAGTTCCTTCACCCGCCAGTCAACTACATGGGTAACAAGTTCGGCCAACTGGAGTTCATACTTCCGTTGCTGCCGTGGCATGAAACTTATGTGGAAGTCTTTGGTGGGTCTGGTGCCGTCTTGCTTTCCAAGACTCCCTCCAAACTGGAGGTCTTCAATGATCGGTTTGCTGGCTCAGTAGCTCTGTACCGTGCCATCCAGAATGATGACACGTTACGAGAACTGAAAGAGAAGATCGAACTGATGCCTCACTCTCGTGAGTTCTTTGCTTGGTGCCGAGACACGTGGGAGAAAGAGGAGGGCATTGCCGATCGGGCTGCTCGTTGGTACTATCTAGTACAAGCGAGCTTTGCCGGTCGGTGCGAGTTCTTCGGGAGAGTGGTTAAGAACCACAACAATATCCCGAACAAGATTCGCCAAGCCATTCCGATGTTCCCTCAGATTCATGAACGGCTACGTGGCGTTCAGATTGAGAATCTGGATTGGCGGCAATGCTTCAAAGACTTCGATGCACCGAATGCATTGTTCTATCTCGACCCACCCTACTATGGGTCGGATGCATACGGGACCGGGTTCACCCGCAAAGACCACATTGAAATGTGCCAGCGGGTCTTCAACCTTGAGGGTGCAGTGGTTCTTTCCGGTTATGAGAATCCGGTTTATGACGAGTTTCCGTGGGACTCGATTCACATCAACGATGCCGTTGATAACCGAGTCACGCCGATGGCGTTCGACGAACACAACAATATGACTGGTCGTGAGGGCACCGTTGAACGAGGTGTCCGAAAAGAGTACCTATGGATTAAGGAAGCGTCCTAATGCAACTGCTTAATAAAAAGTGGGACATGCGTTATTTGGAAATGGCACGGTTAGTTTCAACATGGTCGAAAGACCCGTCTACTAAGACCGGTGCTGTTTTTGTTCGACCTAACCGATCAGTAATCGCGATTGGTTTCAATGGCTTTGCTGCCGGCGTTGACGACTCCGAAGACAGGTACAATGACCGCAAAATCAAGTATGAGATGGTCATTCACTGTGAAGAGAATGCCTTAATTGCTGCCCAAAGCTCAGTCGAGGGATCATGTCTCTACACTTGGCCCTTCATCTCATGCTCGCGTTGCAGTGCCAAAATGATTCAGGCCGGTGTCAAGAGGCATGTTGCCCCGTTGCCAAGCGAGGATGCCTTATCACGTTGGAAGGATGCCTTCGAATTATCCTTGACTCAGTTCCGGGAAGCTGGAGTTGAAGTCATTCAATATTCGATGGGGGAGATCAATGATCATCGATCTTAATTCTCAACATCGCTTTTGGAAATATGTTGAAGGAGGTGTGAGATCAGACATCTCAATTCAAATCTCTTAGGAGTTATTGACGTCGAGACGACCGGGTTCACGCCCGGCTATCACGATATTATTGAAGTGTGCTGTATCATACTTGGCCCGGACTTGAAACCCGCTCAGGGCATCAACCCGTTCTTGATGGAGATACAGCCCAAACGCATTGAGAATATCGATCTGGAGGCTCTGCGGATTCAGGGCAAAGACCTTGACATGGTGGTCAAGGATAAAATGTGTCAGGACCGAAAGCGTGTCGTCAAGATCGCGACTAGCGGATGTGACGCTGATTTAGCGGCTGACGTGTTTGGAGAATGGTGGGACAGTTTGAAGTTTGCACCATTCAAAAAGATCATGCCCATAGCGGTTAACTGGGCATTCGATCGCATGTTTCTCATGGACTGGCTTGGTGAGGCGGGCTTTAACCATTACTTCAGCCCGCAGTACCGCGATCTAATGTGCATGGCGTTGTACGACAATGACGTTGCCGATTGGCGGCACGAGCCATTCGCTTATCCCAAGTGCAATCTGCAATACTTATGCAGCCAACTTGGGGTATCGAGGGATCGTGCCCATACCGCACTCGACGATGTGGTAGCAACATGTGAATGCTACCGGCGGCTGGTGCAACGCTCCCAGATAAGGGATTTACCACATGAAGTTGTGGAAACTTCTTAAGCTGTACTGGATCTTGAAGACGTCCAAACATTGGAAGAATCTTAAGTACATCATGAGACACAAGTATCATGTGTACCGGGTCGGTCGTCGATTGAAGATCGGGCGGTTGCAGTTACTACTCCATGATTACTCGAAGTTCTACCCGGATGAATGGTTTGCTTACGCTAACCACTTCTTCCGACACAAACTCGAAGACGGTGCCCATCGGACGGGCGACGATGATACTTTCGACCGGGCCTGGTTGTTTCACCAGAAACGGAATAAACATCATTGGCAATTCTGGGTGCATGTGTATGACACATCTGAGGCGGTATGCCGAGCGACGCAGATGCCAGAGAGGTTTGCCCGTGAGATGGTAGCAGATTGGGTTGGTGCCGGGACCGCTCAAGGTCACCCGGATTGTCGCGTGTGGTATGCCAAACACAAATCGCGGATGTGCCTACACCCAGATACGAGGATCTTGGTGGAAACCTTGATCACTGAACTCTATGGATCACTGGAACCAAGTGTGGAGGCAGTGAATGAAGAAGCTGACGGTTGAACAACTCAAAGAGACTGTCGATGCTTACCAAGCACACGGCAATAAAGCGGCTGCCGCGGAAGCTCTCGGGCTTAGCCGGTCAACGTTCTTTTCAAGACTGAAAGCCGCCGCCGAACGGGGCATCCCGATAACGGCTAAGGAAGGCGTTGTTCAGGAAAGCGGAAAGGGTGAGGACGATAAGGAACTCACAGTCAACGTCAGAATCAAGTCTCTCGATGCAGCCCTCGAAGCTGCCGAGGTTGATCTCGATGTTTGGGAAGTTGATCACTACCTGATCAACAAGTGGGAAATGGGCTACAAGGATGCTAACGAGCAAGCCCGCGATCACGAACTTTGGCAAGTCAAGATATGGCTCAAACGCAAAGTGCGAAGCTACATCGAAGACGCCATTGACCGTCTAGCAGAAAGAGTTGGGACTTGGCAACCGGTTGCCCTGAAAGACTACCCGGTCATCACTCAACGACATCTATTAGAGATCGCTTTGTTCGATCACCACTTCGGGAAATTGGCCTGGGGTATGGAAACTGGTAATGACTACGACCTCAAGACATCGGTGAACTTGTACAGCAATGCCATTGAAGACTTGTTGGAACGAGTTATCGGCTACCATGTCGAACAGATTCTATTACCCATCGGGCAAGATTTCTTCCACGTCAACAGTTGGAAGAACACTACGGTCAACGATACTCCGCAGGATGTGGACACTCGGATGTCAAAGATATTCGAGGCTGGTTGTGATGCAGTCATCAACGGTATTGCCCGTTGTTTGGCAGTCGCTCCTGTTAATGTGCTTTGGGTGCCAGGTAATCATGACTACGAGAGTTCATGGTACATGGCTAAGTTCATCGAGGCATGGTATCGGAATATGGACTCCGTGCGAGTGGACAAAGACCCCAGGTCACGTAAGTATGTTGGTTATGGTCGAAACTTGATCGGCTTTACGCACGGTAGTGAAGAAGCTCACCGGGATTTACCATCTATCATGCTACGGGAGCGAACAGAATTGGCAGTGGAAGCTATCTCACTGAACTGGCACGTTGGTCATGCTCACAAGAAGAAGGAAACTATATTCCATGCAAGTGATACCTATAACGGTGTCCGCGTCCAAGTAATTCCTAGCCTTTGTGGTACAGATGCCTGGCATTACAAGAAAGGATACGTCAAAGGAAACCGAGCAGCAGAGGCGTGGTTATGGAGTTACTCCGACGGTTACGTTGGACACTTCAACGCGAACATGCGTCTATCATAAGCAAAAAGCCCCGGCCAGCACGAAGCTGACCGGGGCTTTTTTATTGCGCTAGCTCAACTTTATCGCCGAGACATGGGAACTCTGACACATCTGTCGGAGTCGTGACGGCCGGCTCCCTATTATGTGGGTAGCCAGCATCCATCAAAGCTCTAGTGGCTAACTCTGAGCAATGAAAACAATCTTCATTGGTATCGACTTTCAGGCCGAACCGCCGGCGTACTGCTTGTGAGCATTTCAAACCGGCAATCAAGAATTGACGCAAATGCGGATACGCCTTTGTCCAATTCTTCAATGCTGATTCTGCGACGGTTGCCCCGTTAATACCTTGCAGAGATTGCCAATAGACCTTACCATTGCTCTTCCAGTAATCTTCAAGCACTTTGCTCAAAGGGTTCAGACGAACTCCCTTGAAAACATGTGCTTCCAAGATACACAGACGGTCTTCATTCTGCTCGTGTGGGAATGTAATCCAAACTGCGATACCGGAATGTGTGATGTCATCGACATCCCACTTACCAGTATAGACCCAGTTTTGAAGACCGCCCCATTGACGGATGATCTTCGAGAAGATTGCATTACCCCGACAAGACAGAATGTCTCCAGTCTTGATTTGTGATCGAGCTTCTTGATACTTCATGCTTGAGCGGCCCATATTCGACCTTGGGTGTTCAAATCCGTCCACTCGATGGGTGTGCCATCCTCCATTTGCATTCCGTTTAAGTTGCTCTTGACGGCCATGATAATATCCCCCGGCGAATACGACGGTGTGATTCGTTGCCATTCGTAATACTGATATTGATTGTATGCCATTCGGGCACCAACAGAGTAGTATTTGTAAATAATGGGCGAACCATTATAGTGTTGCGGAGTCTCATGCCAAGGTGTCTTCTGGAAGCCATGAGGCTTGGCGACTGGGATAACGACACCGCCGAAAGCAGGTTTAGTGCCGAACGCCGCTTCATAACCGTGATCATAACCCTGCATGTAGTTGTTATAGTTGTTCTGTTCAGATTCTATTACTTCGCCGTCACACATATAAGGATTGGGATACCGATGTCCACCGTATTGGCTATATTCTTCGTTGCTATCATAACCATCAAACCAACCATGCTGATAGCCGTAGTTGTAGTGTTCGTTCTCATGACGAATACCTGGGCCCTTGATAGAATACTGATATTCTTCCAATTCCATGCAGAGAAGATAATCATCGGTTTCACCATCAAGTGTTAAGACAAAGTGCTTGATAGCACTTCCGCCCTCTGCGGTACCTGAACCGATGACATGGCGGTTTGTTGGTTTATCATAATAGACATCGACAGGCTGGTGTGGTCGAACATTCTTCGCTGCTTTAGCGGATGCATGAGCCGTCACCTCTTGACCATCTGCACGAATGACTTGGCATACAACCCAGCCGCCATTTTCTTCACCCTTGGACTTCACAGACCCTGAGAAAGTCTTTTGATCGACGTCAGTTAAACGCTTTTCCGAGTCGCCCGTCGCAGGAGGTGTCTTGTACTTGACCGGATCGACTCTCTCAGTGATGTCCTTGGGTGGGTCTAGTTTGTGCTCCCTGATAACCGTTAAAGCGTAATCCAACTCTTCAATACCAAAGAGAGGACTAATCGGGAGGACGTCATCCACATCAGGGAGAGCCCGCCCCCAGTCTTTCGGTATGTTATCTAGTATAGGCACGCTGCCGCCAACACTGACATTACCCAGAGAGACAAAAGAACCATTTGGGTTTCCGGCATCACCAGTAGCAATATCCTCTTCGGTTGGCCATGTTGTTTCACTTTCCAATCCTGACGGGAAAGCGTAAGTGTAGGCCTCAGACTCACCGACCCGCACAGGTGTCCAACACTCGAACTCAATAGTGCTATCTTCTGAGTTGTATTGGGCGCTTTCGATGATCGCAGTGACACTACCAGTCGCTACGTATCCTGGAAGATTTAGTGTGATTGTATCCCAGACTTCCAGATTCAAGAACTTCATTGTAGTCTTGAATCGGATTCGTTTCCAGGTATTGCTTTTCCGAATCATCCAGAAGGTTGCCGACTTAGCCACGAGGTCTTCAATGTTATATGCAAAGAAGTCGTACTCTTGCTCTTGAGTACCATAGCGTGCAATATTGTGGCGGAACGTGCTTTTGACTTGATCATCGCGAGATAGATAATCCGGCTGCCATTTCGCTACGAACTTAGTCACAAGGTCTTCAGTGGGCGTCAAGCTAACTGACACGCTCTTCTCTAAAACATCCGATGCTGTGATCGTTGCTACCGGCGTATCCGAGTCAGACAGATACTTCAAGTAAACCTTGTCTTCCCGCACGTAGGCGACACAGCGACCTTGCCATGCTAGTTGCTCTATTAGAGCCACGGCATCCATTTTGTCCGTGATCGCGAAGTTCATCGGGTAGTTCGCTACCTTAGTGTGGGTATCGCTAAACGATGTTGCATCGACTGTTAGGTCCGTATAATTGGTAGCGATATGTGAGATGATATCAGCGGTGTTTGGTCCAACCGATGATGACAGACTCACATAAATCCCATCTTCCCAACCTTCGGACTCGTAAGCACTCAGGGGTTGGTGTAGAGTAATTGTTGTGACTGTCAATCCGTCGTAGGATTCACTATCTGCTTCGTTCTTAGTGTAATAGCTCGATGGTACTGGTGACAACTTCCGGATGCCATCAACCCCACGGTAGGCATACACACCTTTGATAGTCGATGGCAATGTGTTGCAGACGAATTTGACTGTGCTATTAGAAGCCAGTCTCATTTCTGCCCCTGCTTGAGCTACCCAAAACGTGCTAGGAGGCCACTTCTCAATCTTCTGAATCTGATCGATGGTCAGATAGTCATTACCACTGATACTCATGCTTGTTAGAGTTCTGATGACATCGGCCGTTTCAGGCAGTAATCCTAACCAAGATGGTAATAGGATTGGACTAGCATATATGATACCGTTTGCAGCGGTATCTCCTGTGACGCTGTAATAATCCAAACCAAACGGCACCGATGATGGGAGCGATGCGTCCTGAGAACGAAGGTATTCCTGGTACTGTAAGTTCTCTGCACCTAACAGTGTTTTGAACTCACTGTCTGAGATAAGCTGGCCCGTCTTATCTACCACGCTGAAGGGGATTGACAATCCACCCATAAGCGATTGGTATTGCTGTAGGTTTTCAAACAGGGCATCCTTCGCCGTGGCCATATCGTCGATCGAAGCGTCTTGGGCGTTGTCCTTCATCCACTTGACGGAGTCGTTGATTGACTTACGAAGTTCTTCAATTCGAGAACCTGAGACGAGGTCATCAACTGCACTCTCAATGATCTTTTGCCGTTCGGCCTCCGTGTGCTCTTGGGCTCCCTCATTACGCAAGATGTTCCAAGTGAAATCTAGAAGATCATTATACGCTTCATCCCGATATGCGTCCCGAGTGTAACGTCGATGACTTGGACGTTCGACCAATTCGACGTAGCATTTCTTACCGGACTGTTCGTTCACCTTAAGAATGAGATTTTGAGGTGTAACGCAGTAATGCCCTGATAGTTGTACGCTCGCATCGGTTAACTCGAAGGACGTTGTATTTGTCGTCTCAGAGTCCACATTGATGTTTGTGTACTTCGGGAAAATAAGAGGGTTGCCGTTGGAATCAAGTTTGAATGTAAAAGTGTCACCGTTGAATTGCCCCTCAAAGATCAAACCGTCAATCTCGATTTGGCAATCCTCATTTTGTGGGAACTTACTTCCATTTACGACACTGACTGATGTCTTGAACAGCTTTTGCTGATTGGCAATCTCGTCAATCGCTCTGATCCACATATGGTAGTCTTTTTGGAACATGTCGATGATCTTGAAGCATTTCTCACGTAATCTACTAATTGTCTTGAACCTATACTGGGAATCTTCAAGTTCCGCTTTGAAGATATCCTTCTTGTCACCCAATAAGGTTTTGAGAGTTGTCAACATCATCGTGATCTGCTGGCAAAGGTCGCGAAGCAGAGCTAAATCTTCCATGAAATAAGTCATGAACTCTTGAGATACTGATTCAGGCATCTCGCCAATTAGTGCGACTAGTGCGTCCAATGCTTCATGGAAATTCCATTCCAACTGGTACAGGCTGTTCCGTAAATCAAGCGTATTCAAAGGTGCAAACGGGAACTCATAGGCGACTTGATACGAAGTCTGCAAATCAATCAGATACAAGTCCCCAATATTAAGTACAATACTGAAGGCGTTGTAATAAGTGCTATGCGTCTCCGAGTCCATCTCCTCAGATGTGCCTGTAACTTCAGAGTAAGCATTCAGATAGTCCAAGACTCTCTTAAGCTCTCTATTCTGCCATTCGCTTTGCTGCTTGATCAAGTCCTCAAAGCAAACTGTATCGGCGTAATCGATCTTGATATTCTCAGCCGGTCGAGTTGGATTATTATCAATCTCCTGACCAAGGATGTCTTCGTTGACCTCAAGAGGCTTGGCACTCTTCAAACGCCTGATGAGTTTGTGGTAATACTTGTAGCTGTCTCGATGGAGTACGATTCTCTTCCAGAGAAGGTCCCGTTTCCACGGCAGTGTTGCATCCGGAATACCAAATGGTTCCCGAGTCTGAGCCACCAATGTGTCCACACTCTTAACTGCCGGGACGTAAACGCAATCGCCAAAACATAAAGGCCAGTTCCGTCCTAAAAGATCTGACGAGATTTCAGGGAACTGCCCCTCTTCGGGTGCAAATCCCACTTCCTCCGATTCGATCTTCGAGAGAATATCAAACGTGACAGTCCGTTTACCCTCATCCCAAGTGATTGGTGTCGACATCTCGCCCTTGACAATCAAGAACTTGTCGTCAAGAGTTAGCGTGTCATTGTCAAAGTATTGGTAGATGTAACACGGCTTTTTATGAAGATCGTACTGATCGAAAGCTGCTTTGATTTCACCATTCGTGTCGTCCAACTCTACAGATACTGAAACAGAGTTTGCCCCGGAGGAGACTTTAATGGCCTCTTCAAGACTGTCAAGTCTCAGAATCTTACCGCTGACTACCACATTGCCTTCAGCGTCTCTGATATCCTTATCGGCATAGAGTAAGATTGTCCCTGCTTCAAACTCAATACCGATAATGTTGATAGGCTCGACCGCGTATTGCTCTTGCAATGCCGCTAAAGCGTTGCCTTCAATTACCCTCATAGCTCCTCTCCTTCTATCTTGAGTTCGACGGTGACCGACGATTTCCTGTCATATTGGAAGGGCGTTTCTTCGTCAGTGAGACGGCCTACTCGTACCACGCCGTAATGGTCTTGCCACCGGATATCAACGTTTCGATGCACTTTCAAGAAAGCCTTAAGCTCCTCAGCCTTCATGGTTGTTAAATCAAAAGTGTATTCAAAACGCTGTCGATTGTTTGTCTTAACAAACGTGTATGTCGTGCCGTCTATTGCTCGATGTTTTGTGAGCTTTGTGGCATTACCCACGCGGTCCCCAACCACAGGATTGGGTAACGACACTGTGACTGTAATCGCGGGGTAAGGGGCGGACAATAAAATCATGACAAACTCCCTTCAAATTCTATTTTGACGGATCTATCCATCGGGGTGTCAGATTCAGAACTGTCCCGGCCATTGTCTGTGAACAACGCATCAGGGTTTGTGATAATCCCCGCCCACGTCCGACTGTAACAGTCTGTGAGGGTGATCAGTTTCCCGATAGTTGTTTTGACGAACTCCTGCAGATTCAAGAATTCGTCTCTATTCAAATTGTGGAACTCAAACTCAAGTTTGAATCGAGATCCCCAACTATCATCAGTGAGTGTTCGCAAAGAGCCTCCACGAGTCTCACGGACTATTTTTGGAGTGACAACATCCAAGTTGTCCCCAAAGGGTGGGTTCTTCAACTCTATCGAGTCGCCACCACATTCGAGTAAGGTAGTGTCACGAGCCGTCAGGGTTGGAGCTTCCGGAAGACCTGTGCCATCCGGCCAATAAATGTCGGTGATCTTCGTGAATTTATCGCTCACTTGCTCGCCTCATACAAAAGAAAAGCCCCCGCACCCAGTGCGGGTACGGAGGCTTTTGGGTTAGCACGAAACTGTGTAAGTGATCTTCAGTTCGTCACCATTGCCGACCGTTACCGCTGCGGCGAATTGGCCCGAGGACCACAGAATACCAGACGTACCTGATTCCGCACTGCATACAAAGATGCCCTGAACCGAGCCCGATGCGTTGATGTTGAATGTTGCAGGTGTCGAGTTGGCAATTGCACCACCCGATGCCGCACCTTCAACCCACTCCTTACGGTCACCGGTGTATGCCGTGAACTCGTTCCAACCCGCGTGAGTCGAAAGAGTGTCTGCCGCTGCCTCGGCGGAGAAGCCGCTGGCATCCATTAGACCAATGTACCAAGTTGCCAATTGCGTGACCTCGTGGAACATTACGTCCAAAATCTTGTTCTTGCCTTCGGTTTTGACACCGTTGGGTACTTCAAACCGGTCGAACAGTTTGCTGTCTCGCCAGAGTTCGACGCCGAATACACCCTTTGGGGTGAACAAGTCAGCGACTTGATGACCTCGGCAAACTGAAACGCCGATTTGCTGTTGTAGTTGCATGTTGTGCATTAGTTATCCCCACTGGAGAGTACCACGTCGGATTTCTCGCTTCGCGAGAGTAAGAACTTCGTTCGCTATTTCTTTCGGATTTGCATCCGAGCCATTGATGTTGACGTTCATGTCAAGGTTCACAACTTGCTCTGTCGCCCCCGTGGCTCCTGACCTATTAAGGGAAGACTGATCCCTAATCTGAGGGGTGAATTGCATCTTCTGCTGCATCTGCTCCAACTTCTGAGTAGACTCATCCACCTTCTGGAGGAATCTATCAAAGTTTGGCATCGACTGGAAGCTGCCGTCAAACTGAGTGGCTGCTTCTCTCGCCCGACGCAGTATTGAATCATACTCACCCATCAACCGGTTTCGCTCTTTCCATAGGTTGGTGTCCAGTTCATCTGGTGCGGTATCTGCAAATTGCTTTAACTGTGCTTGAGCAGAGGCGACTGCATCGATATTCCGTTTCAAGGATGCTGCTTGCTCTTCAAGGTTCTTTTGTTCAAGATCCCAATCGTTGAAACCTCCAAATCTGAAGTTTTCCTGCTGGTCCTTGAATTTAGGCAAAGCCTTGAATTTCTTCATACTTTCAGCTAGCTTATCGTACAACCAGTGCAAATGCTCTGCCTGTTCGGTGATTGCTTGCTGCCTTGGGACACCCTCAATATGCGTCGCTTCGCTCTCCTGCATCAATACTAACTTACGATAGCCCTTAGCTAGGACACTCGTGGTAGCTCTCATGCTTCTAAGCCGATCATTCACTGCGGCATTACCTGGCAGTAAATTGAGAGGGTTCATGTTGTCATAAGCCATTGCCTGCTCGGAAGACAAAGCAGTTCGCATCTTTGCTTCAAGTGCGTGCAATGTTGCGATCGTCGCCATATACTCTTTACGGTTTGCCGCGATCTGTTCTCGGAGTGCTTCCTTAGCTTTGGCATTCTCATCCGTCAGTTGAGTATTTCGAGGTATCGCCTCATTCTCTTGACGGATAAGCGAAGCCAATACCTTTTGGCCCTCAACCTCTGCACTAATTCGAGTCTTCTTCAATTGGTCGCCTTGACTAACAAAGCCAGTCTTTGTGGCTTCCACCAACCGATCGCGTTGTTCCAATAGTTGAGTCAAGGGGCCACCTGTAGGTGACTTGAATTGAACCATACCCTTGAAGCCGTCTCGGAATTTCTTCTGACGGCTGATGACTTCATCGTATATCTTCTCAAACTCTTTGAAGAGTTTGTTAGCTTCCTCGAAGTTCCCAAGTTTGAATAGCTCAACCGCTTTCTGTTCGATGCCGGTCGCTTCCCGCATCAAGTCGCCAATGGCTTTTGGCCCCTTGGACTTCTGTAAGCGATCTTGTGTTCGTTTCTGAATATCCGCCATAGTCTTCAGCGGGTCTTTACCTTCCATCTTCTCGACAAGTTTCAAGGCTTGGTCGATCAATGCGTTACCGGCTTCCAAGTTGCCGATACTGTATAGTTGCAAAGACTCAGCAGTTAAGGCATCAATTCGATTCTGGGCGGCACCTGTATCCAGATCCATCTCCAACATTAACTTGTATTGGTAGCCCGTTGCCCGCTTGATGCTGGACTCGATAGCCTTGAGGTAGTCCTTGATCTTATCTTCTGGAGACTTCTTCTCTTCACCGCCGAAGTCAAACTTCAGCTTCTCCAAGTTCACACCAGAGACAGACTTGATCGCCGTAACTAGGCTATAAATCCTATCAGATGCGGCTGTGATGCCCATAGTCAGCTTATTGAATTCAGGCGACCAGTAGTCCTTAATCTGAGTGACCTGTTCATCCATTGATGCTATCATGGCTTCAATGCTTTCATTGAAGCCCTCACGGTCTTTACCCTCCATAGCCTGAACCATTTCGTTCAAGGCCGTCGCTGACTCTTCCGCTGCTCGCTGGGCCGAGTATTTCAGTTCCATATAAAGACTGATCAGGGATGTGATCCCGAGGATCACGGGACCCATGCTTACAGAGAAAGCCTTATTGGCGCGTGTGGCGGCCTTAGTGGCAGTCTTAAGAGGAACCAAACCGCTAACTATTAGTTGCTTAGTTGATAATAAGGCTCTACCGACCCCAAACTTGATAAGAGTCAACTTAGCAATGAAAATCCCGAGCGGAAGTATCGCCGCCCGAATAGCTGTACCAAGAACACCCGTAGTCTTATTGAATACAATAAACGGCTGAGCAATGGCTTTTATGGTGCCCACGACTAATGCCAGAGTTGCGTTCAGAGTCTTAAAGGACCCTATGACGTTCTTAATGACATTATCGGCACCACCCATGCTCTCCAGGGTCTTAGTGATGAACTCAACAGTTGGAGTACCAACAGCCCTCTTAAAGGCGGTTTGAATTGACTTCATCTGCTTCTCAAATCGAATACCAATAGAACCTAATGCAGACTCAGTTGCATCCGCGTAGTCGCCCATGACGGAGTCACCGCCAATTTGATCCATCGCCTCTTGGAACTGGCCGAAAGCTGGTCCGGCTTGCTCCATTGCACCTTGAATAGCACGGATACGTCCGAAGTATTCACCCAAGACTTCGATGCCTCGCTCGGCAACCAAGTCGTTGAACTTTTGCATGACACCAGCGTAGCCATACATCGTGATGGCTTGCCGCCCAGACTCGACTCCCCACTCCTTGAACAACTGCTTCATAGCGTCCGTGGGGCGGATCATCTTCAAGATGACGTTTCGTAAGTGAGTCAATGCCACATCGGGCGTGATACCTTGTCGGGTGATAGTCGCAATACCTGCGAGCATCTCCTTGAACTTGATACCCATCTGTTCGGCGGGTGCCGCCACAGTACCAAGAGTGTTGGCTAAGTCGGAAGCACGAACACGCCCCAAGTCAATCGTCTTGAACAACATCGCCGACGCACGTTGAGCAGTTAACCCTCGTCGACCATACACATTCAAAGCCGAAGACAGCAAGTCAACAGACTCGGCTAATGATGAGTTAGTTGTACGTGCCAGGGTAGCTGCATCCTCCATGAAGCCGAAGACTTCGATGCCGTCAGCCATCTGATTTGACAGAGCTTCATAGGCGCCAGTCGCGACGTCAATTTCCTCCAAACCAAATGCCGCTGAGACATCTAGGATCTTAGATTCCCACTCACCGAATGAGAATGTTGCCCCTTCAGCAATCGTCGAGATTTCCGCGATCTTCACTTGAAGCTCAGCCGAAGTTCGGATGAGTTCTCGGAACCCCATAATCAAATGAGTTGCGAACAAGTGCAAAGTATGGGTTGCAAAGATTCGGAATACACCACCCCATGATAGTAAGACTCCCTTCGCGGCATCTGTTGCCGCATTTCGAGTCTTCATCATAGCCGCATCAATCCGGCGGAATGCTGCCGCCGCTCGGGCTTCTACCCCAGTGAATGATGCTGTGTAGTTCTGTCGGATGGCTGCAGCGACTCTCAGGAATGTTCTACGGGAGAACTCACCCTTTCGGATTAATGTCTCCGTCGAGCCAATTGCTTTTTGCAGTGATGCGTGTTGTGCTTTATTGAACTGTGTGAGTTGTGGTATTTGACCAAAAAGCTGTCCCACATCCTTGCGAACAAACTGTTTGGCCACAGACGCTCTTGCGGCCTTTAACTGCTCCGCCCGCATCGCTGCATGACTAGCTTTTATACGGGCGTTGGCAGCCTTAATCTCTTTCTCAACTTTTTGATATCCGATGACCATTTTTCGGTACGCTACGGCTGCTGCCGCTTCTGCACCTGTGAAAGTAGCGTTAAAGTCCTTCTTAATCGCTGCGGCTACTTTCTTGAACTGTTCGTGGGTGAATTTGCCCTTCTCGATCAGTTGTGCTGTTTTGTTGATGGCGTTTTGGATTGCCAGGATCTGTTCATTAGTGGCCCCTTTGGGTATGGCCCCAAATTGACCAGGAACGGTCTTCTTAAGAAAACCTTGCGGACCGTGAACTTGAGCCCGACGCCCCTTTGCAGCTAAGGCTGCGGCTTTCTCAGCAGCGGCAGCGGCCTTAGCGGCTTGTTCCTGTTTCTTGCTGGCTACGGCTGACTTCTCTTTTGCTTCAATAGCATTGTGAGTGGCTAGTGATGCTACTTGCATCTCTTGCCGATACTTCTTAGCCGAAAGTGCGATATTTTCAACAACAGCCCGGACTTGCTGGCCGCTCGTCGTGAATCCTTTATATGTTACTGATAAAGTATTGGTAGCTTTGTCGATACGGGTCGTGGTGCTCGTTAGTCGCCCGAGCTTTTCCCCGATGGTTCCCAATTCTTTATTAAGTGCCGAAGCTCCAGCTTTTACTTGACTTGAGTCAATTCCAAAGGATGCGTTGAATTCAGACATTCTAACTCCTTACTGTCTTCTGCTTTCGGACGGGCTTGAATTTCTCCTTGAATAATCTACCACCCCGACCGATGGAATGACGGCTCTTCAACAGATATTCTGTAGGATGTGGCATCCGCTTCGGGGCAGTGCCGCGCATATAGCGTTGAGCTTCTTGGCGGCCTGCACTTAATGCGTTCCATGGTCCAGTATGTGCTGATCCCCAAACATCGTTGAGAATCAAATGAAATATCTGCGTATGGAAAATGAACTCATAGCGGCTGCCTTTCTTAGTGATGTGACTGACAGTCAACTCACTACCAAGGGCTGCCGTTTTAGGTTGACCTCTTGCTGGTTCATATTGATAGTTTCGTTCTCGTATGCTAGGTTTTGGCCTGATTGGTACGGCAACGCGAAGCAAGCGGCCTAAGTGCAGGAGCGATCCACGGGCCATCCCGGTATCAACCGGGATACGTTTGACCGCTGCCCGCACAAAGGCCCTTGCCGCGTTATTCATTTGTCGCCGGATGGCGATATCATATTTCTGTTGAGCTTTACGCTCATCAACTTTCAAGACATCCAGAGTAATGTTCACGAAGCCCATCAGATCACCCTTCCGGCTTTTGCCATCGCCTCGGCCATTTTGAATTCTTCCATGTCTCGTATTTGACCGTAGGCGATTAACTTGGCTGTTATGTCAAGTCCATTATCCTCAAAGTTATCCTTGACACCCGGTGGTCGTAATCCCAGACGTTCGCAAACCCTCCAGACTATGTAGAGCTCGGTTCGTCCGCCAGGGTCGATGACTTTTCGAGTGCTTCCTGCTGCGAAGCTAAAAAACGCTGCCTCGCCTCCTCAATCCGGTCTTCATTCAAACAATTGGCATCCATGACGCCTTGGACAACTCGATTAACTTCGACTTCCGAGAAGCCAGCCTCTCGGAGTTCATCCATGTAGTTCGTCCATGTTGAGGGTTCGGCCTCATCGACCGTTTCCCACTCCAACTCTTCAGTCATCTTGAGCGACTGAATAGCCATGAAGTGGAAGCGAAGTTCGGCGTGCTCTGCCAGCTTCTTCTGGTAGCCTTCGTCTTTGACGTTCTGGGACTTCCGGCCGCCAGGATACATCTTCACGGGCGGTTCAGGTAGTGGACATAACTTCTCGAAGTCATCCATGTTGCCGACTGGACCAGCCTTGAATACGATGTCTTCTCCGTCGCCCCGAGGGATGACGATTATTTCGAGGTTTGGCTTAACGAACTTTTCACCGCCAAGTTTCATATCAGAGTACCTTCCTTATTAGGCCTTACCGAGAACAGCGACGTCACAATCGATCGCCGTGCCGCCAGGATTGGAAATCTCCAAGATATCTGCCGACGTGGCTGTAACAGTCCAACCATCAATCGGACTTGTGACGAGAAACACACCGTTGGCTGGAAGGATGAGATAATCCGCCACGGCTCCAAAGAGCGGAATGGAGGCGTCATCTCCACCGATGTGGACTTTGTCAGTGGTCGTGGTGGAACGGTTACGGATGTAAATCGCGTAGACCGTTGCAAACACACACGCTTGACCAATGGCATCAACTAGCGTTCCTGCGAGATCCAACTCAACTGCACCTCCGGCACCAACTTCGTGCCGATTATTGTACAGGAGGTCTGCATCTGCCGGAACCACTTCATACAACCCTTTGACATACTTGTGAGAAGGCGTTGACTCATCAGTCAGCGTCTTCGTCACAGTAGCCTGGAGCTGTGCAACAATTCGGGGTGCGCTAACGCTCATGAATTAACCTCGTGAGACCGATGCTTCCTTGACGTTGCACTTACCACTGACAGACACAGTGCCGCCTCGCAGGTCGTGTTCCAGTTCCTCGTAGCGGAACTCCTGCAAGAGAATGGTTTCAGGATCGACGCCCGCACAGACCGGCGTATAGACCACTTGAATATCGACAGCGTACGGTTCGCACGCGTCAGCACCGGACGTTTCCCACGTAGAGGCATTGCCTCGCTTCTTCAACGCATCCTCGACCGTGGGCGGATCGCCGACATCGGCCATCAGGAACTCCCACATAAATTCGAGGGACACGTCGATGGGTTCTTCATCCCCGTCACGGACACCATGAATCACACCACGATTCAAGATGTACTCACGATTCACCCGCTCGGTCCAGGTCAGATTACCTTCGCCGACGATGATCGTCAGTTCATTCGGGGTAGGGCTACTGCCATCAAGAATCTTGATGACAGCTTTCTTCAAATCAATTTGTGCCATTTCAAGTTACCCTTCTTTGAGACACATTTGGTAATGACCTTCGGCAGTTGACATAATCAGCCTGTTGGTGGGCTCTATCACACCGAAGTTGCTAACGACTACCTTCTCTTTCGGGTCTGATCTTTCGGTAAAACACCCGATTAGTGATTCGTCATCTCCATCTTCGCTTCCGTACTTCTTGACTAAGATATCATCCGTAAAAGCTGCGACACATTCCCCCACAACTTTTTGATGGTTGTAAGTATCTCGTTCGTCACGGGATGTGACAATCAAGATATTGATTTCTACGGTGAGAAACCAGCACTTGTTTGAAACTTCATCGAATTGTGGTCCGTCAATTCTGATTTCAAATCGTGGTTGTGGTTCCGGGTCTTTCCGTTTTCGACCTTCGACGTAGACTTCAGCGGTCGCGTTCAACTGGTCATGGAAATGTTTGACAATAGAGTGGTGGCACCATCGCACCCAATCACTGTGTATGCTCATATGCCACCTCACTTTCCAATGCAACCGTATGACTGATCGATTTACCGAGGACTTGACCTAAGTCAAAATTACCCTGTAAACCGAGAGTCTGGGTGATTGCTTCCTCGAAGATTCGATCTAAGTTGTCACCCTCGATTGCTTCAGCTATTACCGTATAGCCCAGGTTATAGTCAAGCTTTTCAACTTCCTTCACGTTGAACCTTGAATCACCAACTATGATGTAATCGTCATGACTTGGCGTGATAGTTATATCTTTTGCATCGATAACAAAGACTTGAATGTCTTTGTCATAGGTCGCCCCGTAAATGAAATTACGGTTGGCGGTCAAGAAGGATGTTTGATACTCGTTATCACGGATAAGTCGAACAGGGAGTCTGATCACCCGTTTAATGGTATATTTCGTACGTGTTTGTGTAGATAGACCGGTTGACTCGTCAACTGTATTCGCGCTTATCCTGTAATAATCGGCTGTGGCTCCGTAACGTCGCTTCAGCCGATACAAGACGCGACGTATAAACTGAAGCTGATTGGTGGTCATTATTTACCTTGCAATGGGCAGTAGAACTGCTGATCCTTACACGGGAGTTCCTTTATCTGATCAGAAACGCCTTCAACTTTCTTCTGAGTAGCATCGATATGCCCTTCAAGTTTCTGGCTTTTCTTATGGTTCTCCCACACTAGATCATAGAGCAGTTTTGCTTCTGGCCCGCGTTTAGCGACTCGGTTATTAACTGCTTCATTCACTTCAACAAGTATCTTTCGATCTTTGAATCGGAGAATAGCAACAATGATAGTTGAGCCGCCAGTGACCACCACTCCAGCTAAAGTGATGATAGCGATGATGATCTCCGGTTTCAAAATTCACCTCCGAAACTGATAGGGAAGTGCGGGGCCACACCATGTGGCCCCGCACAGGTGAATTCCGATTAACCGAACAACACTGCTCCAAGCGCCGTGTCCAGAACCTTGACACCACACAGCATGTCGAGGGTAACCAGGTGACCCTGCTTGTTACCGTCGTAGGTGATGACGGCACGCATTGACAGACCGTTGTAGTTCACAACGGCTGACAACGCACCAGCACCAGATCGCGGCGGAGCCAGAGGTCGGGTCACGAGGGCGATCGCGTTGCGGTGGAACGCGAAGTTGTAGTTACCGCCAGGGGCGATATTGACCGCGTCGGCATTGCTGATCGCGGCTTCCAGCGGCCGATCGAGCAGAACACCATCAGTGGAATCGTAGTCGATGATCGTGTAGACGGCGTTTGTGGCAGCGTCAGCGAAGCTGATGAACTGGCCAACTCGCGGCGGCAGCGTGAAGCCGCTAACCTTGATGTACTTGTCGTAACCGGCAGCGTAACCAGCACCCAAGTTGACAGCACCGCCAGCGTACACGGTCACGACCTGACCATCGGCGACAGCGTTACGTAGGCCAGGCGAGGCGATGACAATTGACGTCGGAGTTGTACCGCCGACAGTCGAGACAACTCGGTGCGGAGTCGGGTCGCCAGCCACCTTGATGTAGCTGTTGGCCGGGATCGCGGCGCTGAAACCGTCGACCGTCAGAGTTGTCGTACCAACGGCGGTGTTACCGTTGTTGATCGCACCAGTCGCGTCCACATCACCTTCCAGGTAATCGGACATGTTCTGGCTCATGTAGTGATCGAAGCCGAGCAACTGACCGAGACTTGCATCTCGCAGAGCCGTACCTTCGTCACCACGCTTCTCAGCACTGATGAACAGTTCCGTGCCGAGTGCAGCGGTTTCACCATTGGGCGACCAAATCAGGTTTCGACCTTGCTGGTACGCCTTGTTGACGTTCATCACGTTCCGAGTACCAAGGATGTAATCCTTGGCGGTCGTCGCGGACAACCCACCCAGCTTACCGTAACCGTTCGCAAGGAACTGCGGGAACTGACCGAGAACGATCTGGTCAACGAATCGGGCCTGGGCCATCATCGCCGGTGCCAGGTACTCTTCGACCAAGCTCTTGAAGGCCAGCGACTCTTCACCGTCCCGAATCAGGAACGAGGTGTGAACGTGCTGGTTCAGCTTGACCGGCACGTTCGTGCTGTTCGCAGCCTGCACATCGACGTTGTCGTTCACGCCTTTACGCTTGGCCTGGAACTCACCCGGCTTACGGGTGTTAACTGTGTCGCCGAAATTGGCGATCTCATCTTCAAAATCCTTGTGCACGAGTAATCCTGCCACCATGTTCTCCTCCCGGAGATATTTTCACCTTATTCAGGCTTAGGTAAATTGGCGGAATTTACCCTGGAAGTTTCGCTTCCAGATTGGACTTTATCATTAACTGTTATTGATATCAATACATGTTTGGATTATTTGGGCTTCACGAAGTGTGAACTCATCTTTAGCCTCTTTCATAAATCGGCTATTAACAAATTCTGTGCAGAGCTCGGACAATCGAACGTTACGTTTTGCTGACCACTTGGTATTAGTGCCTTGCAGAAACTTATAACACCGATGTAATCCTCGAATTACGATTTCCTGGGCATTCTTCCATTCTTTCCGTTCGTAATTCTTACTTCTAATATAGAAAGGACAATCAATCGCTTTCAGATTTATTGCAACCTTTTCAAGAATCAAAGGATTAGTATTACCTAATCCAATTTGCATATCTGCACTACCTCGATATCCTTTCGTCAAAGAGAAGTAGCCTTCTCCCTCCCAAATCCCAATCAACCAATCGAAATCAACAGTTAGTGGGCGTAAAGTCTCTGAGGTTCCTAGTATTCTTTGGAATTGCTGTCTTCGACATTGTAGCTTAGGTTCAAGTAGGTTATAAAGCATGGTAGCATATTGGAATATTTGATTAGAATCATTAGTTATTCCAACCGTAAAGAACCGTTTCCGATTCCTTACTTTCTGTGAGGACTTCTTATAGACAATATGATTGCCTTTTAAGAATTGTTCACAAGCGTCAATAATATCTAAGTCCGTATTAACAATTCGGACTTCGGGAGTTCCATGCTTTGTAATTCTAAAAGAACCCTCACCATCTAAAATGGCAGCAAACCAAGAATCAGTTACCTGCTGATTGTCCTGTACTAACATTTGTTACCTCATTAGTAATGTTAGCTTAAAGTGGAGTTTCCAGCATACAGCCCACTGTGCATCTAATTATTACTAATTAGAGTCCCAGAGGATTTAGGATGGCCAAACTTTCCTGGGCCCACAGTTCGGGGACCAGAGCGTCCAGAGAGTTGTTGTATGCGGTCACGAAAGGGCCGCCGAGGACGTACTTCGTATTCATCGTTTTCTTACTCCGAAAGTAGAGAAGCTAGTTGTTCTAGCTAAATTAGAAATTTCCCAAACCTTGTTCTTTTCGATATTTCCTGTATTCCGCAGGTGACATCTTGGAGACGTCTTTGGCCGTCCCACGTCCGGCTCCGCCGCTCTCGCCTAATCCACTACTGGCGGTCGACTTGAAGAGGTGCCCATATCTTTCGGGTGTGTCTTTCATACGTTTGACGGCTTCCGATACCGTCAGGTCAAGGGTAACTGGCTTCCCGTCCTTATCGGAATCCGCGAACTTAACCTTCGGGGTGAATGTCCCTTGGGGTTCGCCGTCGTCTCCGATGTCTTCCTGAAGTGCCGTGTTCGGCGCCAGAAGAGCCTGCAAGTCTCGCGACTGAAAAGCGCCTTCCTCTTGGGCAGCATCCGAAATTGCCCGGTTGATTTCTGCGTTCCGGTAACGCTGCTGCCATGAATCTCGCTCCTGCGTAACTTGATCGAGTTGCTCAGAGTATTGCTTCTTGAGCTTCTCCTTTTCTTTCGCGGCCAACTGCTGTTTGGTAAGCAGTTCGTCGTTCAGGCTGTCGATTCGCGTCGCCAACTTCGCCCGGTCCTGTTCGGACATTGACTTCGATTTCTTCAATTCCTCAAGCTCTTTGATCTGAGACTTGACGCGGTCTTCGTTCTTCTTCCGCTCTCGCTTGAGAATGGTGTTCAGTTCGGCCTGCGTGAAAGTCTTCTGGCCACCGGTGCCGTCACCGTCACCGTCACCATCACCATCACCGCCCCCATCGCCGTCGCCGCCAGTACCAGCGGCAGTGCGGTCGCCACCAGAACCGTCACCATCACCGTCACCGTCACCGCCGTCATCACCCTCATAAGCTGTCACGAAAGGAAGGGACAAAAGCCAATTGTGCAAATCGAATTTCATTTTGATCTCCTTGCATTTGGATTATAAATCAAACTGGTGCAAGAGTCAGTTTGATTACGTCCTACAGTGAGGACTTGTAGAGAGAAATATCGATCGGACCCATGTCGCGTTCGATAACCACTGCATCTTCATCGCCGGAGCGAAGAGAGCTAATTTGCGCGTCGAGTTCATCATCGGTTGGGAAATAGAATACACTATTTAGCCATTCTTCCAACCAGAGTTCTTCACCGGTCTCAGGCACCATCACTTTAATGCGACGGTCGCCATCTTCAGTCATGACCAGCTTCATATTGGGCTGTGCTGAGAAACTGTTGAATCCAGGCACTATGTTTTCCTTTGAAGTTGAATACGTCGGCCGTCTCTTAGGTACGGCTTCAAAAGATGCCAGGCTTGAAGACTAACAATCCCTGCTTGTAGATGTTCCATTCCCCAAGACGTGTCTCTAGCTGACTCTACGTTGCCATATTTGTCTTTGTTGGTTCGTAGGTCTTCATGCTCGAGTTCGACATTGACGCCGTCTAATAATCGAATTGCTATCTCAAATGTGGCTTGTTTGATTGTTTCGGGTGTTTCTGTGTCTGTTCCGCGAGGAAACTGAAGTGTGCCCACTTTAGTCCCTCTGAAATTCAAACGATCAATTGATCGTGTGGCTTGCCAAAGAGCAACTCGCTTATTTGGGTTAGATGCATCATCCCAGGCATCGCTATCAAGGATGTTCCTGAAGTAATCATCACCCTCCCAAACTGACCCGTAGTAAAGGGTAGCATCAGACATTGCTGAATCTGAAACGACCAATGTGGCTCGTACTACGTATTCAGAACCATTCGACCCTGTGACGGCCAACATAATGAAGTATTCATAGCCGTCAGACCCACTAGACAGCTTAATTGAGATACCCCGCCCAGCCGGCACGCCGTCCGTGTCAGCGGCTAGAACTGTTTCATCAGAATACTCTAAGCCTGCTGGGCTGACAGTGATCGCGTCGAGAGAAGTAATTGTAACTCCCGCTGGTAGAACACTATCGAAGGTTACAATATAGACTAGCTGCTCTGTGCTTTTCTTTTGCAGTTTGTTCATTGCGATATTGGCTCCAGTATTGTTAGAGTTTCTTCCAATCCTTGGGGTACTACAACCAAATCCCTTTCTCCCGTTTGCTGGATAGTGACTGGCACCGCAACAATCTTCTTAGATGCACGGGCTGTCAGTCGCTGGAGCAGTAAAGGCAATACTTGGTCGCCCCCACCTTTGATACTGGATATCTGTTCCAGTTCTTGCGTCAACATCGGGATTAGTGTTTCCACGTCGCCCATTACAAGAACTTGACCCAAAGTGCTTTGGACTAATCTTGGC